ATATGTAAGGGATATATAGAATTTAATTTAAAGAACCCAGTAGACATCGATGTCTACTGGGTTCTTCGTTTTATAAATCGGCTAAAATTCTTTGAAATTTAATCGGTTGCTCAACCGTTGCTCAACCTTCATGCCTTTTGATAACATCCTTCACAGATAATATCGCCTCGCCATGCGGTATTTGATTAACAACGGATATCAATTCATCGACGTCTCTATGAATATACACTTGATTTGTAACATCTTTATGCGAATGTCCCATTAGCGTTTTTGTCATAGCATCGGACGTGCCTATCTGTGTAAGAAGAGTGGCGAATGTATGTCTCCCGTCATGGGGCAAATGCCCTGGTACTTTCATTTTTAAATACCGGCTGAGCGCCATTTGTATGTTTTTAGGCGTGGATGCCGGAAGCATATACTCTCCGTGTTCGAATCGACTCGCGCTGTACCATTTTCTTATAAATGGCATAATACAATTGGCTATCGGTATGATGCGGTTTTTACTCGCATCCGTTTTAATACCACCAATCATATAGCGTTCCTTTATATGCACATCAGCAATTTTTATTGCCTTAATTTCGCCAGGTCGCATGCCTGTGTATATTAAGCATAACATGATTCTTGCATATTCATCTGTATTCGATAATTGCCATAAATCATAAATCTCTGCCGGTAAAAATGGCTTATGTAAAGTTGACTTTTCTTTTGCGGGCAACGTGACTAGGCTAGCGTAGTTTTTGTCAACAATGTCATTTCGTATGGCTGCCAGAAAACATCCGTTCATGGCTGTTTTAATCTGTGCTAACGCAGGCCCGCTCATGTGGCTATGATCATCAATAATTGCTTGTAGATGGGCTAATCTAATATTTTTAATGGGGATATTCATAAGATGTAGCATTTTCTTTTTATTGTGAGGGTAACCGCCTTTGTCTAGTTGTACCCCTTTGCGCATCTTATCTTCGATCATCCATTCCCAACATTGGCCAAAGGTCGTATCCTTGACTTCATATTGCGGAGCGTTGGCGTCATAAGCCGATAGGGCATTATACGCTTCTTTTTGCGTCGCAAAGGTGCCTATAGATTTACGCAAGGGTTTACCCTCAGAGTTATACCCAAGGGTCACCACGGCTCGATATGGGCGCCGTAGAGGCTTGTGTTTCATCTTATATACGGTTCCAGTACCATTGGCTCGTTTCATCGCCATAGATATCCTCCTTGGTATAGTGAATAGCCTTAGAGGTATGCTATAATAATTGTGGAGTAAAAATAGAGTACCTCTAAGGTATGATATTTTTAATAGCCCTCACTGCGGTGAGGGCTTATTTTTTTTTATTTAATTAGACTTAAATACTAAGCTATTTTCTTTATCGATGATATCCGCTATCTTTTCTGCAGTAATAGGGATTTCAATTTTATCGCCATTGCCGTTGATGAACTTAATTGTATACGGTGTATTAAGCACTACATTTTTAGGGAAAGCGTAATAAACGATAGCATAGCTATGTGGCATTGCGTCATATATAACTGAGTTCATCTGTTCAGGCATAATATACTTGCCGTCTTTTTCAATAAGTAATCGCTGTGATGGCACTTGTTGAGCTACAGTACCGGCTAATGGGTTCTTAAGATGCATTGCATAAGTGGCAATATATACATAGTCATTGCTATTTACTACTGCGCTCTTAAATGCTTCTCCAGGAAATATTAGGCGCTCGTCTTTAGAGTAAGCAATGTACTTTGCGATTGTGCCAGGTGTAACTAATACGGCCGCACCGCCTGCGCCACTCCGAAGTTCAACACCGTAATTGACAGGATTTTCTAATTTGCGGTCCGTCTTATATGATTGGCCAACACTCCATATTTTGTTGTACGTATCCGAAGTTACATCGATAAACTGTGCGGCAAAAGAAGTACTTACAGATAGGCTGAACATAACCATTAAAGGCAATAATTTACGCAATTTCATTTTTATATCTCCCTGTGTTAAATAATATGATGATAAAAGTCGATTCCGTTAAGGTCGCCATCTTCAAGTTGAGACAGTCTAACCATACGCTCAACTAAATTAACATGATGATCAACATAAAAGTCATCACGAATAATATGACTTAGCTCATGTTTTATTTCATCCCTCATACGATCATGAGAGAGGTTTTTGTTTATGTAGATATTATGAGTATCTACATCATCTGACTCTTCAGAAACCGCTTTAGCATTCGGTAAGTCACAATAAATTAAATTAATAATCAATAATATCACTCTCCCTTGTAGATATTACTTATGCTTGGATTTTAAGAATTCAATGTATTTGACTGTTTCTTCCATTTCCTCCTTACTTATATCTTTAGCGGCAGAGAAGAGCATACGAGCTCCCGGTCGTGTGCGTAGGTACTCGGCGAACTCAGCGGCTTCTCGGTCTGTGTAGTAGCCTTCGGTGTATGACTCCCCTATATTAGCCAAATCGTCTGCCGTAATACCAAGCCCGTTACAAATTTTAATAATTTTATCGATTGCAGCACCACCTACATTTTTCAATATGGAGTGTAATGTGGTGTAAGGCATGTCAATTTTTTGAGCAAAGTCCTTTACTGTGCCTGAATCTTCAAGTATAAGTTGCTTTAAATATTCTTCTCTAGTCATAGTGTATTACTCCTATTTATAACTTACATATATAATAGCATACAAAAATACGAAATTTCAATATATAAATACGAAATAACATATTTAAATTGCTATTAAACGTATTTAAACGAAAGTTTATTAGACAAATACGAAATCTCGTATTATACTACAGACATGAGGTGATACGAAATATCGAATTACTGATATAAAATTTAATATTACATAAGAAAAGAGGTGAGAATATGTACCCTAACTTAAATGCAGAGTTGGCAAGAAAAGGCTGGTCTAAAAAGATGCTCGCTGAAAAATTAGGCGTGAGATACGCAACAATTTTAGATAAGTTAAATGGGAAGTACCCATTGACATTAAACGAATGTAAAGACGTGCAGGAAGCTTTACAAACAGATATGCCGATTGATGAACTTTTTTTTACCTCCTGAATACGAAATTTAGTATTGATATAAAAAATAGGAGGGCAGTAAATGACAGATTTGGAACTTTTGTATAACGCTTACCGTGATAGCGGGTTGCAGACCAACGGAGAAATAGAAAATTTACTCGGATGGACGAACGGTAAGATTAGAACTATGAAAGCCCGGCTAAAGGCTAGGGGCTTTATCGACTATGAATTTGGTAAGCCGGTTACAATTTTAAAGCCGTATCGAGAAGATGTGGAAAAACCAGAAAGCTTCAAAGCAGCAATATACCGAGAGATGCTAGAAGTCTATATGGATGATTTCCGTAATCAAGATACTTTTAAAGATCGTTTACAAGTAGGCCAAGAAATCAGAATGATTTTAAAAGCTATATGAAAGGAGGGGGCAGTGCACATGATTAAAAAAGTGATTTCAGTCGCCCAAATGTCGGCTGTACTTGGTGTTAGCCTAACGGCAACCCGAGAGGGTATCGCAAGAGACCGATTCCCGTTCGCATATTCCTGGCAGTCGCCAGGTAAGAAATCCCGTAGCTTTGTCATCGATAAAGAGGGGTTTAGAACATTCCTTGTCCATTCGCTAGGCTGGGATGTGAAAGTAGTTGATGCGGAGTTTAAATCCGCTGGAATTCATTAGGAGGAATTAATCATGACATGGATTGACGCAGGAATGCATTTGAGCTTAGCTGTAGCAGCAGTAGCATCTATTTTATCAATGATGATGTTATAGGAGAAATGTAATTATGAAAGCTATTCCGGTAAACAAAACAGCAATGGCTGCACATTTAAAAGCAATCGAATCAGATCGAATTTTAAATCACATCGATAGCAATATCATGGATGCGGCATATGAGCTGCAAAATTTTATGTGTGATTACGATGAATCTGAAATCCGTATTATCGTCACTACAGATGGTATTACGGCCGAAAGAATTGAAGAGGAGGACGAGTATTAATGGGCTATATGTTAATTGGCACGTTTTTGGTAGCAGGCTCTATGGGGGCCTTAGAGCTTGACCAAATAGGATATGTACAGTTCTGTGTGCAGGCTCTCATCGGTTTGGCCATATCCATGTATGGTTACAAAAAGGATATGGATGAAGTTGATGCTGAAGACCGCGAAGATGTCGAGTACATTCCGCAAGTAAGAAAATGCGGCGAATACTGTCGCAATCCATATTACAACTAAATGCATATAAGGAGGTGATTAAATTGCGAAATTGTAGTACCTGTCCAAAACGAGATTATTGCATTCCTGATGAATGCGAGGATTTGGGCATAAAAAATGAGCCTGATGATGCGGCAACATCAACAAGCTCAAATTAGAAAAATAATATTCTACGTTGATTATATCACAGAAAGGACACCTTATGGAATTCTTATTAGTTACTTACGATACCAGTGATTATTACTGGCAAAATAATACACCTGTACATAGTCCAGATGAATTTTGGTTTAGATATTACGAATCCGATACAAACGTTCCAATCGATAACATTGGTGTTGGTGATTGGGTGGTTGTTAAATCAAGAAACGGCTTAGGCATTGCTCGTGTTTTGAAAAAGGCAAAAGACATTGATACTGTTCGGATGCAAGGTTTCAAAGGAAATGTAGTCAAACAGGTCATTGCAGTTATCGATACTTCTAAATGTGATAAACGCGAAAGCGATCGATCTAAGTTGGAGGACATAGAAAAGAAACTCGAACAAAAGGCTAAGAACGCTGAGCGCTTGACTATGTATCGATTACTTGCAAAAGATAATCCAGAATTCTCGGCATTACTTACTGAGTATGAATCTGTAAAGGCGTCTGTCGATGAATTATAACGCTTTCATCAACTCAAAGTCTAAAATGTCAGAATCTCATGGATTTGTTATTGATGCGAATATGCTAAACAAACATCTTTTTGACTTTCAACGAGATATTGTTAAATGGGCCTTGGCAAAAGGTAAAGCTGCCATATTTGCAGATTGCGGTCTAGGTAAAACTTTAATGCAATTGTCCTGGGCGCATGAGATTTATCTACACACGGGTGGCTCAGTACTCATATTAGCACCGCTAGCTGTGGCCGCTCAAACACAGTCCGAGGGTGAACGTTTCGATATTCCCGTGACTATATGCGAATCCGATGATGACATTGTGCCAGGCGTTAATATTACAAATTACGAGAAATTAGGACGCTTCAACACCGACAATTTAATAGGTGTCGTGTTGGATGAATCGAGTATCCTAAAATCATTCACTGGTAAAGTGCGTACGGATTTAATAAATCGATTCAGTAATACACCATATCGGCTGGCGTGTACAGCAACACCTGCTCCAAATGACTATATGGAGCTTGGCAATCATGCGGAGTTCCTTGGCATTATGAGCCGTAATGAGATGCTATCTATGTATTTTACACACGATGGTAGTGATACCGCTAAATGGCGATTGAAAGGTCATGCAGAAAATACCTTTTGGGAGTGGATGGCATCATGGGCGGTTGTGCTAGATAACCCAGCATCTCTGGGATACGACGATGATGGATATGAATTGCCTGAGTTACACGTACATGAAATTGTCGTTGATAAAACAGGTGAAGATGTCCCTACTTTATCATTACTGGAACGCCGTAGAGCCCGCAAAGCATCTCTTGAATCAAGATGTAGAGCAGCAGCTGATTTAGTCAATGCATCTAATGAGCAATGGCTAGTGTGGTGCGACCTTAATGATGAATCGACTACTCTGAAAGAAATGATTGATCTAGCAGAGGATGTTAAAGGTAGTGATAAGGCAACTCGAAAGCAAGGCATGATGTTAGGTTTTGGTTCTGGATTCCTAAAATGCTTGGTGACAAAACCAAGTATCGCTGGATTCGGAATGAACTGGCAAAACTGCCACAATATGATATTTGTTGGGCTATCTGATAGCTACGAGCAGTATTATCAAGCGCTTCGTCGATGCTGGCGATTTGGACAGAAGCATGAGGTGAACGCATATATCGTAATCTCCGAAAAGGAGGGCGCGGTTAAAGCAAACATCGAACGTAAGGAAGCGGATGCTATAAAAATGAGGGACGCTATGATTGCACTAACCCGTGACGCTGTTCGTACTGAATTATCTAAAACTAGACGGGAATCAACGGAATACAATCCGTGTGTGCCGATGGTATTACCTAACTGGGCAGAAATGAGGGCTGTTATATGACTAAAATTTACGTTAGCCATCCATTCGGAGGATTGGCTAAAAATAAAAAGAATGCTGACTCTGTATTAAAGTGGCTGCAGGACGATATGGGCGTATTTCCAATAAAAGAACCTTTTGGCAGTGATACGCATAACATATTCCTATCACCTATTCATATATTGGGGCATCTGTACGATAAGGTCGATTATGATACTGGCATAAGCTGGTGCATTGACCTTCTAAGTGGTTGTGACGCAATCATAATGTGCAACGGCTGGGAGAACTCAACTGGGTGCAATTTAGAGCTAGCTTACGCTAAGGCTCATAACATAAGAGTCATTCACATCAATGAGTTAAAAGCAGCCAAATTAACTAAATTAGCTGTTGATGCAGGCATGAATAAATGTATAGCCGCTCTTGCTGGAGTCGCAACGCTGCAAGCGCTAAATAAGAAAGCAAAGGAGGACCTACAACGTGAACGTGCTAAATCAGTTAATTGAGTCCCGATTTGCAATCTATAATGGCGACTCAGTAGAAGTGCTGAAAGGGCTACCTGATGATAGCATTCATTACTCTATATTTAGCCCTCCATTTAGTAGCTTGTATGTTTACTCTAATTCTGATAGGGATATGGGCAACTCATCTACTGATAGCGAGTTTTGGCAGCACTTCAAGTATTTAATTACTGAATTACATCGTGTAATAATGCCTGGGCGATTAGTATCAGTTCATTGTATGGATTTACCACTCACGAAATCCAGGGACGGTGTTATCGGAATGAAAGACTTTCCTGGTGACATTATTCGAGCCTTTCAGGATGCTGGATTCGTGATGCATTCTCGTGTCACGATTTGGAAAGACCCTCTCATTGAGGCTACTCGGACAAAGGCGCTAGGGCTTTTGCACAAGCAAATTATAAAAGATTCTGCCATGTGTAGAATGGGGGCGCCTGATTACATCGTGACGTTGCGTAAACCTGGTGACAATCCAGAACCTATTGCACACCCGGAAGGGTTTACCCAGTTTTTCGGTCAAGAGGAACCTGAGGGAATCAAAGGAATTGAAAGACCTGCGCCCGATCCAGATTTGTTTGATAAAAAGCAAAAATACAATACGGAGCCTATGTATAGCCATCAAGTATGGCGCCGATATGCTAATCCCGTATGGGCCGATATCCGCCAAACGCATACGCTGAATTATAAAGCGGCTCGTGACAATAAGGATGAACGTCATATATGCCCGCTACAGCTAGATACGGTGGCTCGATGCATAGAATTGTGGAGTAATCCAAATGATATCGTACTTGATCCATTTGCTGGTATTGGTACGGTCCCAGTTATGGCACTTCGTATGGGCCGTAGGGCTTTAGGATTCGAGCTAAAAGAATCATATTACAACCAATCAATTATTAATATTCAGGAGGATTTAAACAATGATTAAAGTTGAAGTTCAAGGAGTTAATGTACTAGATGTATATAATCAACTAAAAGCTGTGCTATCTCAATTTAGAAGTTTTGTAGATAACGATAGAGCTATGGATGATAAAGCCCCTGGTATAGTCGACACAGTAGTATCTGTAGTAGAGGCACCTTCTATGGATGTATCTAATCTTGCACCGCAAGCTACAATTCAAGGTGTGCCTACTACAACAGTAGCTATGCAACCGGACTCTGTATCCATGACGGTACCTAATGCAGCTGTACAAGTTACTCCTACTCAAGTAGCCGTTACCGCACCAAGTGTCAACGTGGTCACTGATACACCGGTACAAACTGCTGCCGCACCTGTACAAACAACTGTTACCGCTCCAGTATCTCAGGAAGTTAAGAAGTATACATTGCCTGAAATTCAATCAGCTCTTGCACCATTGCTTGATGCTGGGAAAGCTGTAGAATTGCAACAGTTAATGGCACAATTTGGCGTTCAATACTTAGGTCAAGTACCTGAGGACAGATACCCTGAATTAGTAAATGCAATTAGAGGATTGGGGGCAAGAATCTAATGGCACCTCGATCACATGCATTATTAAACGCTTCGGGGTCGCACCGGTGGCTGCATTGTACAGCCGCCCCTCTTCTAGAGGAGAACTTTCCCGATAGCACATCTGTATATGCAAAGGAAGGAACCCTGGCACACGAACTGTGTGAGTTAAAACTACAGAAGTATACTACGGCCATGGCGAAATCCACATACACTCGTAAATTCAACAAAATCAAAAAAGATGAGTTGTGGCAACCAGAAATGGATGATACCTCGGAAACATACCTCGAATATATCAAAGGCGTTATGTTAGCTTGCACGGCAACTCCTGTAGTGGCTATTGAAAAACGCGTTGACTTTAGCCGTTATGTACCCGATGGATTCGGCACGGCTGACTGTATCATCCTATCTGGGGATACATTGCACGTCGTTGATTATAAGCACGGAAAAGGGGTAGTCGTTGATGCGGAACACAATCCGCAAATGATGTTATATGCCCTTGGTGCGATTGATGCGTATAGCTTACTCTATATGTTCAATACGGTCAAAATGACTATTGTGCAGCCCCGTGTTAATAATATCAGCGAATGGGAAATCCCTACGGCAGAACTACTGGATTGGGGTAATACATTCGTCAAACCTCGCGCAGATGAGGCTATGTCTGGTAACGGTAAATTTGAACCCGGTGACTGGTGCAGATTCTGCAGGGCAAAACAACAGTGCAAAGCCCGATATGATGCAAACGACTCATTGCACAGTGCGCTAGTTTCTAATCATGATCCTCGGCTTATCTCGATGACAGAACTCGGTGAATATCTTCGTCGAGGGAAAGACGTCGCTGCTTGGCTCGAGGATATGAAAGACTACGCACTCACTGAATCTCTTAATGGGGTGACAGTCCCGGGCTGGAAAGCTGTAGAGGGTCGTGGTAGTCGGGCATTTCAAGACACCGATGCTGCTATTGACACTTTAATCAAAGCTGGCATCGATGAAAGCATTCTATATGAACGCAAGACATTAACATTGGCACAGATGGAAAAGACCATCGGTAAAACCCAATTTAATGATATGGTAGGCGACATGATAGTTAAGAAAGCAGGCAAGCCTACCCTAGTTGAGGAATCCGATAAGCGCCCTCGGATTACCAATCAACCTACTGCGGCGCAAATATTTAATGTATCTAATGATAATAATGGAGGTAATTAATTATGTCATTCGTTCCACAACCAACTGAAGTATTATTGCAAAATGTTCGTGTATCCTATTGTCACCTATTAGAACCTTGGGCTAATTCCACACAGCCTGGTGCTAAACCTAGATATTCAGCTACTATTCTTTTACCTAAAACTGATTTAGCTCAACACCAAGCTCTCATGAATGCTATCGAAGCTGCTATCCAATCAGCTCGTACTAAATTCGGCGCACGTGTTCCTGCACAGCCAAAAGTGCCAATTCATGACGGCGACGGATACACACAATCTGGTAAGGAGTTCGGCCCTGAATGTAAAGGTCATTGGGTGTTTACAGCAGCACAAGATGCTAACTATAAAGTTGAAGTAGTAGATCTTCAAGGTAACCCTCTTACAAATCCTACACAAGTATACTCCGGCATGTATGTCAATGTACTCGTTCGATTCTTCTTCTACTCCAATCAATCCACTGGTATCGGATGTGGTTTAGGCCCTGTTCAAAAAGTACGCGACGGTGAAGCGTTGGGGAGCATGCCTGTTGCAGCATCCTCTGTATTTGGTGCACCTCAAGGTAGCGCAGCTAATGTGTATACCGGTGCTCCAGTAGCAGCAGGTCAACCTGTGCAACAACAAGCAACTCAACAGGGTTATGTACAACCGGCATATGCTACGACACCTCAGCAATCTGTACAACAGGCTCCTGTAGGGATTAACCCTGTAACTGGTCAACCTTACTAATAGGTACCTGATATGAGGCATCTAAGTATTGATATAGAAACATATTCATCGACTGATATCTCATTCGGAGTGTACAAATATACTGAATCGCCTGATTTCGCCATATTACTATTTGCGTATTCCTACGACTTTGGTCCTGTTGAAGTTGTAGATCTAGCGCAGGGCGGAGTAATTCCTGACAGTGTAATTCGTGATTTATTAAGCCCAGATGTAATCAAGCACGCTTACAATGCACAATTTGAAATTACGTGTCTAAATCGTGCAGGTTTACTTACATCTGTTGATCAGTGGCAGTGCACGATGATTCACGGTGCCTACCTAGGATATCCTATGGGCCTAGCCTTACTCGGCAAGGCCCTGGGGTTACCTCAGGATAAGAAAAAGGACACATCGGGGAAAGCACTTATCAAGTACTTTTGTACACCATGTAAGCCTACTAAACGTAATGGGGGCCGTACCCGTAATCTACCTAGACACGATATGGATAAATGGAATGCTTTTATCGAGTACAACCGTCAGGACGTTGTGACTGAGATGGAATGTTATCACAGATTAGCCTCGTTCCCTGTACCTGATGATACGTGGAAAGATTGGCATCTTGATATCCAAATCAATAGTAGAGGGGTGCGCATAGACCATGAATTGGTTGAGGGTGCATTATACATTGATGAGGAAAATCGAGAAATGTTGATGAATGAGGCTTATCAAATTACAGGACTTAGCAATCCTAACAGCCGCAATCAATTACTCGATTGGCTAAACAATAATACTAATGTCAGTCTTGAAAAGTTAACTAAGGACACTGTGGCCGATGCTCTATTGGATGCTGATGATGTTGCCGCAAAAGTTCTTACTATTCGTAAAAAGCTAGCTAAGTCATCTGTATCTAAATATACGATGACTGATAGTGCTATGGGCGCTGATCTTCGTCTCAGGGGAACATTGCAGTTCTATGGTGCCAACCGTACCGGACGCTGGGCGGGTCGTCTTATCCAGGTGCAGAACCTGCCGAGAAATTACATTGAAAACCTTGACACGGCTCGGCATCTCGTTAAAACCAAAAACCGTCAAGGGCTAGAACTTCTGTATGGCGATGTATCGGATACGCTATCTCAATTAATTCGTACCTCAATTATTGCTGAAGAAGGCAATACATTATGTGTGGCCGATTTCTCGGCCATTGAGGCTCGTGTTATTGCATGGTTATCGGGAGAACATTGGCGGCAACGTGTATTCGCTGAGGGCGGAGACATATACTGTGCTTCCGCATCATCCATGTTTGGTGTTCCCGTTGTTAAACATGGCGAAAATGGACATCTTAGACAAAAAGGCAAAGTCGCTGAATTGGCACTCGGCTATCAAGGCGGAGTGAATGCGTTAAAAGCCATGGGAGCTCTTGATATGGGACTCCATGAGGAGGAATTACCTGAAATCGTAAATTTATGGCGCAACGCATCGCCTAGAATAAGAGATTTGTGGTATGCGGTTGAGAATGCAGCCGTATACACCGTTACTACCGGGAATCCTATAGGCCTTGACCACGGCATTATGTTCCGTTTGGAAATTGATCCAATATACGGTTACCGTTATATGACGATTGAACTACCTAGCGGACGAAAGCTATTTTATCCTAGCCCAAGCATTAAGCAGAATGCATTTGGCAAGGATGCTGTACATTTTAAGACTAAAGTAAACGCTGCATGGGTTACTGAAAGCACCTATGGAGGCAAATTAGTCGAAAACATTACACAAGCAGTCGCTCGTGATTGCTTAGCATTGACTCTGCGCCGATTGGCGGATGTAGGATATCAAATTATTATGCACATTCACGATGAAGCTGTACTTGAAGTCAACAAGGAGAATGCAGAATCTACATTGGATGATGTTAATGCTATATTCTCAATTGATATACCTTGGGCAGATGGACTACTACTATCATCAGCAGGTTTTACTAACGACTATTATATGAAAGATTAGGAGGGGATACACTTGCAAAACGATAAACTGATTACCATCAGTATCGGTGCGAGTCGCACATCAAAGCAATGGACCCGTACGGAGATGTTGTGGTCCGAGTTTTGTGAACGCCTCAAAATCCCCGTTCGTACAACAGAAACCGTGGACGAATACCACAAATTGCCAAAATCTGAGAAAAGCAAGTTAAAGGACATAGGTGGCTTTGTTGGTGGTACGTTAAACGGTCTGCAGCGTAAAGCTATTAACGTGTCTGGGCGTGATCTGATTACTCTTGATATGGATGCCATATCGCCTGGGGAAACTGAGAACGTCGCCCGCACAATTGACAGCCTAGGCATGGCTTATATCATCTACTCAACCCGTTCTCATACGGTGCATCGTCCACGGTTACGCGTTATCGTCCCTACTGATAGAACGATGACGCCTGATGAGTATGAGCCTATCGCTCGTAAGCTGGCGGAGCTCATCGGCATTGGTATGATGGATGGAACTACGTTCGAAGCTTCTCGGCTCATGTATTGGCCATCATGCCCGAATGATGCGCAATATGTATATTACGTAGGCGATAAGGCATTCTTATCTGCTGACGGTATGCTCGGCCAATACACTGATTGGCGAGATGTGCGTTCTTGGCCACAAGTACCAGGTAAGGAAGCATCGCAGCATGAAAAGCAGTTACTTGCAAAGCAAGCTGATCCGAGAGAAAAACCAGGTATCGTAGGTGCCTTTTGTCGAATATATGGTATCCGTGAGGCGATTGATAAATTCATACCTCATGCATATGTCGATGTTGACGGCAGCGAGGACCGCTTAACGTTCGTTACTGGCTCAACGGTAGCCGGGGCGGTTATTTATGATGACGATACATTCCTGTTCAGTCATCATAATACTGACCCGTGTAGTGGTCAATTGGTTAATGCCTTTGACCTTATCAGGTTACATAAGTTCCACAGCTTAGACGAGACTGCTAAGGATGGGACACCTGGACACAAACTTCCATCTTACATGGCTATGTCTAAACTAGCTATGCAAGACACGGTAGTCGTTAATGAACTCAGCATGGCTCGCGCCCGAGAATCGGCATCAAATGTATTTGCTGATATTATCACGGACGTATCGGCTCATGCTGAGACATCCGATCTCGACCCTAATGCGTTGACGAACGTCGACTGGATGAAAAGTTCTACTCTGAAGTACGACGAGAACGGTCGTCCTAAGAATACGCTAGATAACATGCTTAAAATCATGCATCATGATCCAGCTCTTGTCGGTAGACTCGCCTATGATAGATTCGGTTCGAGATACGTGGCAAAAGGGGCCCTACCGTGGAACCCAACACCAGGACTTCGCATATGGACAGACGCAGATGATGCGGGCTTACGGTGGTACCTAGAAAATAAATATGATATCACCGGCAAAGATAAAATCATGGATGCCCTCATCATGTGTGCTGAACAAAACGGGTTTAATGAAGTACTAGATTACCTTAACGGATTATCCTGGGACGGCATTGCCCGACTAGATACCATATTCATCGACTACTTAGGGGCTGAGGATAATGTATATACCCGTGCAGCTGCTAGAAAGTCATTTACGGCGGCAGTAGCGCGAGCGTTTGAGCCTGGATGTAAGTATGATACGATGCCAATTCTTATCGGCGGTCAGGGGATTGGTAAAAGTACTCTTATCCGCACGATGGGCAAGAAGTGGTATGCTGATGGCTTAAATACCTTTGAAGGTAAGGAAGCGGCAGAAGGTATTCAAGGTAAATGGATTATAGAAGCTGGTGAAATGGCAGGGTATTCGAGGGCTGAAGAAAATGCGTCTAAGCAGTTCTTAAGTCGTCAAGTAGATGTATTTCGTCAAGCGTATGGCCGACGTACGCAAGAATATCCACGGCAGTGTGTGTTCTTTGGCAGTACGAATCAATATGAATTTCTAAAAGATATTACAGGCAATCGCCGATTTTGGCCTATTGATCTTGAGATGACGACTCCGCGAAAGAACATATTTGTTAATCTTCCGGGAGAAGTTGACCAGTTATGGGCGGAGGCCTTGTATCGATATAAAAGCGGGGAAAGCCTCATTATCGAGGATGATCCGGCTGTATTAAATCTGGCTGATGCGGCTAGAGAGGCGCATATGGAATCAAACACCAAAGCAGGACTGATTAATGAGTTTTTATTAATCAAGGTACCTTTAAATTGGAATGTGATGAGTCGTAGCGCCCGGAGGACGTTCCTTAGCATGAATGCTAAACCTGACGAGGGTCAAGAGTTAGTATATCGTGACCGTATTTGTGCAGCAGAGGTATGGTGGGAGTGTTTTGGTAACGACCCGAGTCGCATGAAGAAAATCGAGACCAGGGAAATTAATCAAATACTGGCGGATTCTCCATATACAATGGGCGGAAGTCAGTTAATGAGATTTGGTGAATATGGACATCAAAGAGGGTTCAGAATCAATGAGTCAAAACTGAAATTATAGTGTTAACATTCTCAATTAAGCGTTAACATTCTCAGTATTTTTGTTAACATTAGAATGTTAACAAAATCGGAGAATGTTAACGTACCATGTTAACGCATAAAGTCAGTATTTATCTATATTTATATATGTTGGTTAACAATGTTAACATTATATACTGGTAAATATCAAAACAAAGAGTTTTAAGAAAAAATACGCCCTTTACAGCCTTAATTTGAACCCTCATATACGCGTATGTAAACATGTTAACGTTTAAGAATTTCAGAGGTGAGAAATGCTAGAAAAAGATATCGAGAGAAAATTAATTGCGGGTGTCAAACGTGCGGGAGGCAAAGCGTATAAATTCGTATCCCCTGGTAACGTCGGTGTTCCTGATCGCATCGTCATATGGCCGAATGGTGTTATTCATTTCGTAGAATTGAAGACATCCAAAGGCGTACTTTCGCGATTGCAGGGAGTTCAAGCCCGTGAATTACAAAATCTAAATCAAAAAGTATTTGTATTAAAAGGTGCAGATGCCGTGGCTGGCTATTTGGAGCAATTCACAGAAGAATTCGGGGAGAAAGCGTAATGCAGTTTATTCCGCATGCGTATCAGCGATACTGTATCGACAAGACCGTTAATCAAAATAAGATAGGGCTATTCCTGGATATGGGTTTAGGAAAAACGATTATCACGTTATCTGCCATATACGAATTGAAGTATTCCCGATTCGCCATTCGTAAAGTGCTAATTATAGCGCCTAAGAAAGTAGCGGAGGCTACATGGCAACGAGAATCACGAAAATGGGATGGTGTAGGCATATTAAGGATATCTACTGTATTAGGCAGCCTGAAAAAGCGTATTAAGGCTTTAAACACACCTGCCGACATCTACATCATTAACCGCGAGAATGTAACGTGGTTAGTTGATTACTACAAGAATGCATGGCCGTTTGACATGGTGGTTGTGGATGAATCTAGTTCCTTTAAAAACCATACAGCTAAGCGTTTTAAGTCATTAGCCTATATGCATAACCACATCAAGCGTATGGTGTTGTTAACAGGTACGCCAGCCCCTAACGGATTAATCGACCTATGGGCGCAAGTGTATTTATTAGACCGAGGTGAGTCGTTAGGAAAAACGTACACAGGATTTAGAGATTACTATTTCGAGCCCGATCAGAGGTCACGCGAAATGGTGTACTCCTATAAACCTAAATCCGATTCAAATGACAGTATCATGGCGGCAATATCTGGGTTATGTATATCCATGAAAGCCAGTGACTATTTGGAGCTACCTCCAGTCATCAACGATATTAAATATGTGCAGTTAGATTCAAAAGCTAAAAAGGCATACGAAGATATGGAGCGCACATCTGTATTAGAGTTGATTGAAGCAGGCGAAGATATCACAGCTTTGAGTGCAGCATCATTATCCACAAAGCTACAACAGTTAGCTAACGGCGCCGTATATGATGGCGATAGGAACGTTCATGAGATACATGGTTGTAAAATTGAGGCATTTATGGAACTTGTAGAACAGTTAAACGGCAAGCCGGCATTAGTGTTTTACAATTTCAAACATGACTGCGAACGGCTAAAAGCAGCATTAGCTAAGACCAAATTACGAGTCCGTGAGTTAAAGGGCGCCGATGATGAGATAGCATGGAATGCGGGAGAGATTGATATTCTATTAGCGCATCCGGCTAGTACGGCATATGGGCTTAACTTACAGGACGGCGGTAACCACGTAATATGGTTCGGGTTAAACTGGAGTCTTGAGTTATACCAACAAGCTAATAAGCGGTTACATCGCCAAGGTCAAATGGAGAAGGTAATTATCCATCATCTGATATGTGAGGGAACTCGCGACGAGGATATGATGGATGCACTAGCCCAAAAAGACCGAGCACAGGAATATGTGCTGCAAAGCCTAAAAGCAAGAATCGATAAATACAGAAAGGATGATTAATATGGGTCAATTTATAATGGCAGGATTAATCGGAGCTATCGTAGTAATAGTGTGTTACACGACTATTCAAGTTATAGATAACATTGATAATCGAAAACACAAGACAGTATATGGGCTAACCCTAGGTAGATTGCATGAGAGACCTAATAGACCCCCGCCACCACCTATTAAGTTATCAGCTGATGAAACCTTAAAACGTTTGGCAGCTGATGAAAGATTGAAGTATTTGGGAAAAGTTATAACAGCTAAATCTCCTAATTCTACAATTAAACAACATGATGATATCAATCATCCGAGCCACTATACGCAAGGCGATATCGAGGTCATCGATTACATCGAAGATAAGAAACTAGGATATAGATTAGGTAATGTTGTGAAGTATGTATCCCGAGCTGGGCATAAGGACGATGCAATTAAGGATTTGAAAAAAGCCAGTTGGTATCTAAATCGGGAAATTGCAAAGAGGGAACAGTATGACAAAAGTCGAGCGACTACTAATTAACAAAGGGCACTATCTAGATGACATGTATTATCTTGTCATGGATATAGTTAAGGTTGTAGATAATCTTAAGGATAATGTTGCCGAGAGATTAGATGATGACCTGAGTGATGATGCGTACGCCATGTGTGAGGAGATGTTTACCGCTGTTGAGCAATGCAAAGCAGATATGGTAGAAGCCATCGAGGATATTGTTGAACGTATGGAGGTAAAGGATGCAAAAGCGTAGAAGCAGGTCAGATGTGATTGTAGGTGCCATACAGTCAGATTTAAGTCTTGCCATCATACGAGCCCGTAATAGACAACTGAGATCACATATGCTAGCTGATAGAATTCGTGAAAGTGGATACATTGACGGATTGCTACTAGCACAGATGATTATCAGTAAATATGGAGACTATCGCATATGATGGATATAGAAGAATTACAAGCTGTCCGCCATACTGAGCAGCGAATGCGTGCGTTAGAGATTCAGCTAGGTGCGATTAACCGAGATTTACATTCAGAAGCCATACAGATATGTGAATCGGGAGATGCTATGCCCCGAATCAGTAAGCACTTACAAGAATGTAGGGAGGAGCTGAACAGAGAATGGGATGAATTGATTGATTCTCGAAACAAGGTCAAGCAAGTCATCAACCAAATAACTGATGGACAATACAGAGATGTACTGAATCTCAGATACATTAATGCATTGCCATGGGAGCAGATAGCTGTCGAACTAGGGTATTCGTGGCGACAAGTTCACAGACTTCACAAGAAAGCAATAGCTGAATTTGAAAAGATGGCATAGAATGGCACACTCTTAATTTAATATAATGTAAATGTAGTAGATAGCAGGCAGTGTCTGGCCCGCACAATATGTCTGCCTGCTGCACTGCCCCGGGGTAGACCTTACTTAGTTGAGGTCTACCCTTTTTTATTGAGTATCAATGATAATACCTAATTGAGAAAATAAAAATTTGGAAAAGGTACTCCGCGGGCGAAAAATGGCCGCTGGTCGCCCCCGCGCGATGGTCCTCTCTCTGTGAGAAAAATTTTCCTGTTGAATGTAGAAAGACGATTTAAGAAAGGAGTACACCTATGGCGGACACAAAACCGAGAGTGAAATTTGATGCTGCGGGCAATCTACTCGTATCAAGCACTCAACTATGTGACCTCTTGCGGGTCACTCCGGAAATTATTTCTCGACATCATAAAGCAGGGATGCCTAAAGCCTCTGTAGGTTGGTGGAATCTCCGAGAAGTCCTTGTGTATTTAGGACAGGCGAAAGGTGATAACGCTAAAAGCAAATCCGCATCAACTCGTAAGTTAGAAGCCGAAGCAGATTATAAAGAAGCAAAGGCCGCGCGTGAAAAGAAAATGCTAGATGTGCTTAATGGCGAATATGTCCCTCGTGCCGATGTGGCGCAGGCATGGGCTAACCGAATATTGGAATTAAAAACATCGTTTACCAAATTAGGTAAGCGTATCGGAAGTGAATTCACGGATCCTGAGGAACGTGCTCGTATAGAAAAGGTGGTGAATGGCCTTGTCGAAGAATACCTCGAAAGCTACGCACGCGAAGGTGAGTACACGCCGAAAGTCAAAGCCAAGGGAAAAGGTAAGCCCAAAGGTTGACTGGTTCCCTGAGGAATTAGAGGCATTCAAGCCACCTGAAAGATACACCGTTTCAGAATGGGCAGATAAGTACAGGGTACTGACTAATATATCTGCCGAACCTGGGCGCTGGCGTACAGCACGGACACCTTATCTCAAGGAGCCTATGGACAAATTCACAGACCCTCTCATTGAAAGCATCTCGTTATGTTTCGGATCGCAGATTGGTAAGACGGAAACTGAGCTTAATATGATTGGATATGCGTTACATCAAACCGTATCTCCGACCATGATGGTTTATCCGACGGATACTATCGCGAAATTTGCTAGTGATAAACGTGTACAGCCAATGATTAGGAGCGTAGAGCCGCTTGCGGATATGTATGACGAAAGCAGTAAGCTACTAGAGTTAGACTTCGTTAATGGGAATTACATGGTGCTCGTAGGAGCGAACTCACCAAGTAGCTTGTCAAGTCGGTCAATTAAGTACTTATTCTTCGATGAAATTGATAAGTACCCAGCTTTCTCCGGTAAGGAAGCGAATCCGATTAAGCTGGCTGAGGAACGTACCAAGACATTCGTTGATAAGAAGATTGTAAGGGTGTCAACTCCTACGATTGAAAGTGGCAATATTTGGCAATCCTATATGGGTGCAAATGAACGTAAGCAGTATTACGTGCCATGTCCGCATTGCGGGGTGTCGCAGACCCTCAAATTCAAACAGATAAAATGGCCGGAAGAACACCATGGCAATGCGGATATGATACGTGATACCGCATATTATGAGTGCGAACATTGTAAGCACCGTATTGATGATAAGCATAAGATGGATATGCTCCGGCAAGGTGAATGGCGGGCGGTGAATGAATCGCAAGTTCGAGTCGTCCGGTCGGTCGCCTATCATCTATCATCTCTATATTCTCCATGGGTCACCTTCGGGGATGTAGCGTATGAGTTTGTCAAATCAAAAGATACGCCAAGTGAGTTAATGAACTTCATCAATTCATGGCTAGCAGAGCCGTGGAAATCTGCGAAAACTAAAAGCACGCAGAACCTCGTGTTTACGCAGTCGGAAGTTCCTCGCGGTATTGTGCCACAGCATGCGCCACTACTTATCGCCTCTGTCGACGTGCAGCAAGATCATTTCTGGTGGGAGGTTAGAGCCTACGCTCATGGAGTATCAAGTTATTTAGTTGATTATGGTCAAGCAAGTAGTTGGTCAGACTTAACCGAGATACTCATTGATAGAGAATATCCATCAGAGTATGGTGAGGCCCGTAAGATTGTGAGAGCCGGTATCGATAGTGGCTACCGAGCAGACGACGTATATCAGTACTGTGCGCAGTACCCAGAAGTATGCGTGCCAGTTAAAGGCGATTCATCACACAGTCCTCTAGCTCCTCCATATAAGATGAGCAGCATCGAGAAGGGCGTCATCGGCGGTATGAAGCTGTACATAGTGAATACCGATTACTGGAAGGACTTTATATTTGCACGTATGGTACGTCCGACTAATGAGCCTGGCACAATCCATTTATTTAAGGATTGTCCAGAGGAATATTCGGAGCACCTTCGGTCGGAGGAAAAGCAAGAAATCCGAAATGTAAAGACCGGAGTAGTTACAGTGCAATGGAAACCATTAACCAGTCATCCAACAAATCACTTGTTGGATACATGTGTATACAACGCTATGGTGGCGGACTCGGTAGGTGTCAAATACCTACCTGAATACAATCCGGATACCGATGAGGAGGACGAAGATACGGATGATGAAGACTTTAACGCAGATAGCAGAGGTTGGTTTAGTTAAGAAGGAGGTGAGACCATGAGCGCAAGAGAAGACTTGGAGCGTATTCGAACGATAATCGAGGAAATCGAGACGAATGGATACGCCGAGATGTCTGTAGGTGGTAAGCGATTTAAGACGCATGACCTGCCGACATTATACGCCCGTGAACGTGAGTTAATGTCTCGCGTTGATGATGAGGAAGGCAATAGCACGACATCCTACGTATCATGGGAGCGACGATGAACATACTCGATAAGGTAATAGCATATTTCAATCCAGAACGAGCTGCGCGTAGGGCATATTTTCGTAGTTCGCTTGAACGCGGATATGATGCGGCGTCAACAGATCGATTGAGTAGCGACTGGATGCCGGTATTTGGTACAGCTGAACAAGTAGCATCAGGCCAACGTGATTTGATCCGAGGTCGTGCACGTGCAGCAGAACTTAATAGCGACCTCGCTGAAAGTGTTGTATTGGCATTACTACGGAATGTAGTAGGTACGGGTATAAAGCCACAGTGCAAAATCAAGACCAAAGCGGGAAAGCTAAATGAAAGACTCAACAAGAAAATTGAGGAGGCTTGGTCTGATTGGGTGGATAAGGAGAATGCGGATATCCGAGGAATATCTACGTTTTATGAGTTGCAAGAAATGGCTTTACGTCGAATGGTCTATGACGGAGAAATCCTAGTCAATATGACCTCTGAAGGTACAGATATACCACTATCATTACAGCTTATCGAGGGTGAGAATATCGGAGCCGTATCTGTAAGCGAGAATGGTAACAATATTGTTAATGGTGTGGAAGTTAATAAATATGGAAGACCAATAGCATATCACGTATTCCAAACAGACCCGTTAGGAATACGGTCATTTAATGAGGCACGATTACCAAGTAATAGGGCTTTTCTATTACATAAACCGCGTAGGCCTAGTGAACTGCGAGGGGTTAGTATGTTAGCTCTCGTATTAAAGCGCATTCACGATGTAGATGAATATATGGATGCCGACCTCATCGCGGCTCGTGTAGCAGCATGTTTTGGCGCATTTGTAACAAGTAATACTGGGAACGCCCCTATAATTTCTAACAAAACGGACGGCAAAGGTAAGAAAGTTCGTTCAATGGCACCAGGGATTATCCAACATCTACGTGCAGGTGAATCTATTTCGTTTGCGGAACCTAAGCGAAATGCAGGAACCGCATCAGAATATTCGGCGACCCAAACAAGACGCATAGCGTCGGGCATGGGACTAAGCGCGGACATAGTGACGCGCAACATTAGTGGTAACTTCTCCGCAGCTCGGCAGAATATGCTGGAGGACCAGCAATCATTCAAGCAGATGCAGCGTTTTATAATTGAGCATTTTTGCATGCCTGTATGGCGGGCTTTCATTGAAGCATGCTACCTAAAGGGAATTATCCCGGCCAATGACTATGCAGCAAACCCAAAACTTTATAAGAAAGTAGCGTGGTTAGCTCCAGGCTGGTCTTGGATTGACCCTGTTAAGGAAGTTAATGCTAACAAGGAAGCTATTAAGGCAGGACTTACAACGCTCGAGGACGTATGCAGTGCATCTGGTAAAGACTGGGAAGAAGTACTTGAACAGCGGAAGCTGGAACAAGACCGCATTAAGGAATTGGGTGTTGCCCTTGATATGAATGGGGACATAACGAATCTAGCCGATGATAACACCACTGATATGAAGGGAGATGATAGCTAGTGGGGAAATTTGCAAAGCAGCTCTTAGGTAAATATGCCCGAGAGGCGCAAATTACAAACATCGAGGCGAATGATGACCGTACCGTCGAATTGTCCTTTTCCTCTGAAGAACCATATGAAAGATGGTTCGGAACAGAGATATTGTGTCATGACGAAGGATGCGTTAACCTAGACCGATTTAATAACGGTTTAGGAACATTGCTATTCAATCACAATCGCAGTGCAGTTGTTGGTCACATCGATAAAGTGTGGATTAAAGATAATCGTGGCAAGGCGATTGTTCGATTCGATGAAGATGATGAATCCGAAAAGATTTATCAAAAAGTGTTAAAAGGCACATTACAAGGTGTGAGTGTCGGATATGACATAAGTCGATATGAGGAATTAATCGATTCCGATTCTAAAAGTTCTAATGGCCGGTTTACAGGCCCAGCATACGTAATTACAGACTGGGAACCATTGGAAATTAGTATTGTGTCCGTCCCTGCAGATCCAAGTGTAGGGGTAGGCAGAAGTGTAGATGATAATGAGGAGGAACCTATGAAAGGTGATGCAAAAGCAAAAGGCACTGAGCAAAACGTGCCACAAGTAGTACCGGAAGTACCAGAGTCCGGAGTTAAAGGTTTTAATGCAGATGACGCTAAGAAGTTGATTGCGGCAGAACGTGAACGTGTATCCACAATCACAAGTTTATGCCGTGATTTCGATGTTGATGGCGTAGATGAATTTATCAAATCCGGCAAATCTGTTGACGAAGTTCGTGAGGCGGTAATGGATGCGTTGCGTGAACGCAATAAACCAGTATCCATTAAAGTCGGCGAAGCAGATTCTGATAAGTTCCGCATGGCTATGCAGGACGCTTTGATGATGTCTGCGGGCATCCCGGTCGCAAATCCTGCACCTGGTGCAAATGAACTCCGTTCTATGTCCTTGATGGAGTTAGCGCGCGAGTCCTTAGTTCGCGAAGGCTTAACCGCTAACTATGCTGACCGATTGGAATTGGCACGTGAAGCGATTAACTCCACATCCACATTCCCAATTGCTTTGTCTAACGTAGCAAATAAGTCCTTGGTACAAGGCTATGAAACCGCACCGGCTACATTTGATACATGGACCGGCAAAGGTAGTAACCGTGATTTCAAACCGGCAAAACGTATTCTACTTTCTGAAACAGCTGAATTGAAACTCGTTCCTGAAGGCGGACAATTCAAGGATTCTAAGTTGGAAGAAGCTGGTAACGATGTTCGTGTATTAACATACGGTCGTACATTCAGCTTAACACGACAAGCTATCATTAATGATGACTTAGGCGTGTTTAAGGATATTGCTTCTAAATTTGGCCGTTCTGCAAAAGACACTATCAACAGCATGGTGTACGGGTTGCTAACAGGTAATACCGTATTGAGTGACGGTAAAGCACTATTCGGTACTGACAGAGGCAACTTGGCGGCTACTGGTGCTGAATTAAGTGTTGCATCCTTATCTGCGGGTGTAGCAGCAATGCGCCGTCAAAAGCATATTGGCGAAAATCGCAATTTGAACATCGCACCTACATATTTGATTATTCCGCCAGAACTCGAAGCATTGGCTTATCAATTGGTTAAATCTACTGTAGACCCTGCTCGTAGTAATGATACGGTTAATCCATTCGGTGGTCGATTCACTATCGTCGTAGATGCGGCATTAACGGATCCACACGCATGGTATTTAGCTGCTCGTCCTACAGATGTTCAAACCATCGAAGTAACGTACTTAAATGGCGTTGAAACGCCTCGTTTAGAAACGCAAACGGGCTTCAAGGTTGATGGTATCGAGTACAAAGTTGCTATGGACTGCAACGCA